TTGATTCTGATATTGTTTTCAATGTTGAGAAGTTTTATCAGATACTATTAATGGATAAGGATATTGCAGCAGGTTGGTATTGTACAGAAGATGGAAAGACGACTTCAGTTGCACACTGGTTAGAAGAAGATGATTTCCGCACAAACGGTGGTGTGATGAATCACGAAACAATAGATAGTATTAGTAAAAGAAAGAAACCATTTACAGTTGACTATACTGGTTTCGGTTGGTTATTAATTAAGAAAGGTGTCTTTGAACATAAGGAAATGCCTTATCCTTGGTTTGCTCCAAAGATGCAGGTATTTGAATCAGGTGAAGTTCAAGATATGTGCGGTGAAGATGTATCATTCTGCTTAGATGCAAAGGAAGCAGGATTTGAAATCTGGTGTGACCCACAGGTCAGAGTTGGACACGAAAAAACAAGAGTAATATGATTGCAATTATCTCAATACTGCTGATAATGGCTATACTATACTTGTTATTACGGTATTACAATCCACATTCTTAACATGGGAAATTACGGATTTACAATTTTAATATGGGTAGCAATCGGACTTTTTGTATTCAACAAATGGGAAAACCGCAAAAAGAAAAGAAAGTAGGAGACCGTTACAACGTTCTCCGTAAAGGCAAGGTTATCTTCTGGAATGTTTCAGAATCAGAAATGTTTGACATTATGGAAGACCTTGCAGTAGAGTGCTATTATAATAAGACACTCACAGCACAAGATATTACTTATGAACCTTATATTGAGGAACCTTTAGACAATGGCTAGAAAAACAGGAATGATGGGCAGTGCTTATGTAACTGAGTCAAGACCCAAAAAAACTCGTCAAGGGCGAGGCAAACATTCAAAATACGCAGCAACGTCCCGTAACTCGGCTCGTAAAAGATACAGAGGGCAGGGTCGTTAATGTATTGTCGCATACGACTTCAAGAAACAAACTATCAGGAATATCATAACTATCGTATTCTTGGTAGTTCTTCTTTTGAAAGGTGCTTAGAGATATACAAAGACTATATCCGCTATAAGAAGTTTGAAGATACTGTGCCGATATTCCGTGAAGAGTTTGAAATACCCCATTCTGATATCATTGGATACTATGACGGAAATGAATTAGTTGCCTTTACGATTGCATATAAATTTAAGAGTGTGAATTGTGTGTGGGCAGACCAGTTTGCTTGGAATTATAAAAATAAAAAGTTAGGTTTAGGGCACATTGCAAATAAGAATGAGATTGCATTATATAAAAGATTAGGTTATGATTACTATTATCTGGGAGAGTCCTCAGATTATAAATCAAAATTACAGGGATACGAAGTTTCTAATTTCTTTGACGAATGGCAAAATTAATCGCAAATTTACCAACTAAAAAGGTATTTGTAAGAAAAGAGTATTTAACGGACTTTCAATCGGGTTTTGGAGAGTTTGTAGAGGGTTTATGGGTCTGTGCAAAGTCAATACAGGGTCGTGCTTTCTATTTTGAGACGTATTTACCCGAATATGGAGCGATGTATGATAAATTACCCATCTCTGCATTTCTCTCACGACCAAAAACACCTGATCCTGATATGGATTTGGTCAATTTACAGTTTTGGAACTGTATGGACTATGATTTTACAGTGATTGTCAAGCAATTTGTTGCTCCAATGGAGTGGGAGTGTCGCACAAGGCACTTTGGAAATCAAAAAGGACAGTATATTTGCACTTTAGACAACTATCATGGCGACTTTGACCAAATAGATGCTTCAACAAGTGAGATGCCTGATGAACATAAGTCATTTAATCTCATTGAACTGCGAAATGGTCAGTATTGTCTCTATCCAAACAACAGATGTCGTATCTTTGACACCTCAATGACACCTCAAGATGTTAAAATACCTGATTTTAAGGTATCAACACGTATCTTTGAGGTTGAGAATGATGTTAACTGGGGTCGTTTAGGTGATTGTGACGATTATTTCTGGACAACACCCGATGAAAGACGAGAAGAGTAAGTATATACTGCACTGGATACGGAAAATATCTGAAATTCGTCCAGAATTAGGTAATTTTAGCATCTGTCCCTATGCATCAGGTGCTAACTTTAGTATTCAAGAACAAAAATTGAGTCAAATCGTGCCAAATTCTGATTTTGATGTTATAATAAACATAGTTGAAGACGAAATTGACGCAAATTACTTGTATGAGTCTGTTGATAACTATAATCGGGACTATCCTGACTATAAATTTATCGCAGATCACGGAAAAACTAACACATACATACAAGGAATACAGACAAATAACGGAAAATACAACTTAGTTTTGTGTCAATCACGAAATGAGTTGACCGAAGCAAGAAAAAAACTTGCAAAAACCAATTATTACGATTATTGGGACAAAAATTACCTTGAAGAGGTACTTGAAGATGACTACAGAATCATTAATGATGAAAAAACACGTTAAAAATGCTCACATGGGCACTCATTTACTACTTGAAGTGTATAATGTGTCCTTTGAAAAATTAAATGATAGGGATAAAATTGAACAAGTATGTAAAAATGCTTGTAATATTGAAAAATTGAAGATTTTAAACACTTATACTCACCAATTTGACCCTTATGGAGTTAGTTGCACTATTTCTCTTGCTGAAAGTCACCTTTCTTGTCATACTTGGCCAGAAAAACAGTGTGTTGCTGTTGATATTTTTACATGTGGAGCAAAAAATCCACGTTCTGTTGCGTGGTGGATATTAGAATACTTTGATAGTGAAGATTATGTAATGAATGACTACGTAAGATAATGGCAAACACTTGTTGTTGGTATGAAACTCACATACCAGAATCTTTAATGAAGAGTCTTTTAGTAGATCTGGACAAAGTTGATGAAAATATATTCATTAAATCGAAAGTTAATCCACAAGATTCAAAGATAAAGTATAGTATAAGAAAAAGTCAACACTGTTGGATTCCATCAACTCATTGGATAGGTGGATTTTTATGGTATTATATAAGAATGGCAAATAAAGACAACTTTCTATATGATATATCAGATATTGAGAATGACTTAATACAGTATACTCAATACAATAAAGGGGATTATTATAATTGGCATACTGATATGGATATAGGTGATATAAATGAACCTGACCAATTAGTTAGAAAGTTAAGTTTTACTCTTCAACTTACAAATGAAGATGAATATACAGGTGGCAATCTTGAATTTGCTGATTTTGATGATAGTTCATATAGATTTTTAGTTCCAAAAAGTCGTGGTACAATGATTGTTTTTGATTCAAGAACTCCACATCGTGTTACTCCTATAGAATCAGGAATTAGAAAAAGTTTAGTTGGATGGGTTGTTGGAAAAAGATGGAGGTAATGGGTATAAATAAATCTAAAAGCATTAATAATGGCGGTTCAAGGTACTTCAAGAGCATTTAAGGATATTAGTTTTTCTTTTTCACCACATCCAGTGACAAAAGATCTTCCTGTGCTTACGAATGAAAGAGCAATCGCAAGAGCTGTGAGAAATTTAGTTGAAACTATTCCAACAGAGAGATTTTTTAATCCTCTAATAGGTACAAATGTGCGTGGATCTTTATTTCAACCCTATTCTCGTGAAACTCTAACAACTATAGAGGATCAAATACGAGATACAATAACAAACTTTGAACCAAGAGTAGGTAATGTTCAAATTGAGGCAAGTTCTCAACCTGATGATAATACTTTTAGTGTAAAAGTAATTTTTGATATAGTTGGTCTAGCAGCACCAACTCAAACATTTTCATTTTTATTAGAACCAACAAGATAATATGCCCTTTACACAGTTTACAAATTTAGACTTTGATGGAATCAAAGCACAAATAAAAGATTTTCTCCGCTCAAACTCAAATTTCACTGGATTTGACTTTGAGGGTTCTAATTTTTCAGTCCTTATTGATACTTTAGCATATAATACATATATTAATGCATTTAATGCTAATTTAGTTGCGAATGAATCATTTTTAGATTCTGCAACAATAAGAGAGAATGTAGTATCACTCGCAAGAAATATTGGATACGTACCCCGTTCAAAAACCGCTGCAACAGCATCAATTCGTATTGGTGATATAAATGTCGGAGCAACAAATGATAGCACTACAAAGTTTTTAACACTCCGTTCAGGACTTGTTTGCGTTGGTAATTCAGATAACACCACATATAGATTTTCAATACCTGATAATATCAGTTCATCAAGAGTAAGAGATATTGGTGGAACTTCTTTTGCTCAATTTGATGATCCAATCACAGTTTATGAAGGAACATTTTTACAGAGAGTTTTTATTGTTGATACATCAGTTGATCAAAGATTTATATTAGATAGTCCAAATATTGATAGTTCAACCATACGAGTTTTTGTTAAAGGAACAGGTGATGTTGGACTTGGTAGAAAATATAGAATGATTGATAATATTCTTAATATTGATAAGAACTCTGAAATATTTCTTACTCAAGAAGTACAAGATGAAAAATACGAAATATTGTTTGGTGATGGATTGTTTGGTCGTAAATTAGAAAATAATTCAGTGATTACTGTGACTTATGTTGTAACTGAGGGTGAAACAGGTAATGGTGCATCAAACTTTAGTTTTCAAGGATCATTCAATAAGAGTGATGGAACTTTCTTCACACCCTCAGATAGTATATCCATCAGCACCCTCTCAAATGCCTCTAATGGTGCTGAAGTTGAAGATTTATCGTCTATTAAGTATTTTGCTCCAAGACTTTATTCAGCACAATATAGAGCAGTTACACCTAGAGATTATGAAGCAATAATAGGTACAATCTTCCCTCAAACAGAGTCTGTTGCAGTTGTTGGTGGAGAGGAATTAAACCCACCTCAATTTGGAAAGGTACAAATAAGCATCAAACCAAAAAATGGTACTTTTGTCTCAGATTTTGATAAGTCTCAAATAAAAAATAAATTAAAAAGTTACGCTATTGCTGGTATAAATTCTGAAATAGTTGATTTAAAAATACTATATGTAGAAATAGATACAACTGTATATTATAATCCATCACAGATTGCATCAGCTTCTAGTTTGAGAAGTTCTATAATAAGTGCATTAAACTCATATGCTGAAAATGTTGAACTTAATAAATTTGGTGGCAGGTTCAAATATAGTAAAGTTAGTACACTTATTGATCGTATTAATAATGGTATCACATCTAATATTACAAAAGTCATTATTAGAAGAGACTTAAAGGCATTGTTGAACCAATTCGCTCAATACGAACTTTGCTTTGGTAATAAATTTAATATTAATCCTGCAGGATATAACATAAAAAGCACAGGATTTACAATAAATGGATTTAATGATGTTGCTTATATCACAGATGTTCCAAACAAAAACGCATCTGGTAACTTAGATGGCAGTGGTATGGGCACACTCAGTGTTGTTATCAAAAATAATAGAGGTGAACAAAGAGTTATAGTTAAAGATGCAGGTGTTGTTGATTATATGAAGGGCGAAGTGATATTAAATACTATTAATATAACATCAACAGTAAGTCAAAATAATATTATTGAAGTTCAAGCATTCCCAGAATCAAATGATGTTGTTGGATTAAAAGATTTATACCTTAATTTTGATGTATCAAAGAGTACAATAAATACAATCAAGGATGTAATTGCTTCAGGTGAAGATGTTTCAGGTGTTGTATTTACAAGAGATTACTATACATCAAGTTACTCTAATGGAGATTTAGAGAGGAAATAATTTATGTCACAAATTGACAGAAGAATACAAGTCAATACGATTATTGAAAATCAGTTGCCTGAATTTTTGGTGTCTGATTTTCCAAATGCAACAGAGTTTTTTAAACAATATTTTATCTCACAGGAATTTCAAGGTGGTCCTACTGATATTATTAGTAACCTTGATCAATATTTAAAGGTTGATAACTTAGTACCTGAAGTTGTAGTTGGTGTCACAACAATTTCTGCAGATATATCAACAACTGACACTACAATAACCGTACCAAGCACAAAAGGATTTCCCTCTGAGTATGGATTATTAAAGATAGATGATGAAATAATCACTTATACAGGTATAACTTCTACAACATTTACTGGATGTGTTCGTGGATTCAGTGGCATAACTGGATATAATGTTGGTGTTTCATCCTCATTATTAAATATTAATCAAGAAAGTTTAAAATTTAGTGAAACAACTGCTACTTCCCATACATCTGGTTCAACATTAACAAATCTATCAGTATTATTCATACAGGAATTCTTCAAAAAAATGAAGAAGACCTTTATACCTGGTTTAGAAAATAATGATTTTGCAGATACCTTAGACGTAGGTAATTTTGTTAAGTTTGCTCGTTCGTTTTATCAATCAAAAGGTATAGAGGAATCAATAAGGGTTCTATTTAAAGTATTATTCGGTGTAGAATCAAGGGT